TCATGCGTTCCGTTTCCATGTCATACGCCACTTTGTCTTCCCGAAGGCGCAGTTGGGTGGGGCATTCCGTTTCCACCCAGACGTGATCCGCCGGATCGCCGTGGCGTTCGTCTTGCTGTCGGTGCAGTTGGGCGGGGCAGAAACTGTAGTGTCCATCTTTGCAGTTGCAGTGGGGGCAATGCGGCTGTACCACACCACCAAGGCTTAGACCCATTGGTTGGGCTGCCGCGCTGCCACCTTCCGCCATCATCTTCTCACTCCACTTCGCCATTCAAAGCCTCCCTAATTGCATCTGCTACGTCATACCGCTTTTCGTCGCGGTACTTTTCCATGAGGGCCTGAACCCGTGCGATCTTTTGGTTGGCATGAACGTTTTCGGTTTGCGCCCAAGACAACTGCGATCCATAGGATGCAACAGCCTCGCGCAGGTCCATATCTGCCTTGGCCAGCATGGTGTCGATTAAATTAGCCATTGATCGCTTTCCTTTCATTATCTGTCAGCGGGGCTTTCTTCTGCGCCCAAGGACCAAAAGGGTCTGGAATGTAGATTTCCCCCTCCACCTTTGGAGGCTGGGAATACATCAACCAATTTTCCCGTGTTTTCCGAATGGCAGCAACAACAGATGCTCTGCGCTTTCTGGCTGCCTGCTTGCGTTCCTCACTCCACTTCGCCATCGTCTTGTCCCCTCTGGTTGAACTCTTCCAGCGCGTCAGCGGCCCGTCTTAGCAGGTCGGGGCTGTCCCGAAAACCGCTCAGGCCCCTGTTGCAGTGGGTGCATAATATAAACCTAGCCATCTTGGTTTTGTGGCAGTGGTCAAGCTGCCAGCCCTTTTTGTGCTTTGGGTCGTCGGTCCTGCATATGGCGCAGACGTGCCCCTGTTCGTCAAACATTACATTCCATTGCCGCTTGGTGAACCCCAGACCCTTGCCGCGCTTCCTGTAGTTGGCCTCGTCGCGCCACTCTGGGTCTTCCGCCGCCTTCTTGCGCTTGGCTTCCCTGTTCCGCGCCAAGACAAGTTCACGGTTCTTTGCAACGTACTTTAGAGACGCCTTCCGCCAGATCGCTTTTTGCTTCTCGTCAGCCATGGGATTGGTGAGGGGCGCTTGGGGAAATAGGCCGTAGCGCAGTCAGATTTCGACCAAAACAAAAACACCCGTTGCCGTTTGCTAAATGTTTCACGCCCCTCGCCTTTCTTGTACCAATGGCGGTGTTACTTGCCAAGGGTTCCCCAGCCGATCATTGCAGTTCGGCTTCAGATTGTTCGATCTCACCCCAAACGCTTTCGGCGGCGCTGTCAAACAGGTGCATCAGGTGGTTGGTCAGACGCTCTGCGGCGTCAGGGTTTTCGATGTAGATGATGACGCCCCCAAGGGCGTCAACCTTATTAATCATGGCGGATGCGTCAGACCCTGCGGCAAACAGCGGGCTGTCCTCCACCTTGGCCTTATCCACGAACCCGATGAACGGCGTGGGGATATCCCCGATCACCGCCATGCCAATGGTCATAATCGTCTTGGGGTTACCATAAACGACCTTCACGCCGGGACCATGCCGTTGGCCATGCCACGCACCATGTGGTCCAGCTCCTCGTTCAGCGCCTGCCGCAAGACGTTCATTGCCTCGACACGGTTGCCGTCGGGTACGCAGCCCCCCCAGAACGCGATACAGGCACGGATGCCGCCCATCAGCACGTCCGGCGGGGCAAGCTGGTCCTCGTTGACCATCTGCCCCATGTAGGTGGCAAGAGTTTCCGCCACGTTCTTAATATCATCGCTCATCTACTTGCTCCATGGCCTTAAACGCCGCATCTTTTTCTGTGGGGGCTTCGATAACAAGGTCAAACTCTTCCTCGCTGTCGCGGTCGATGACATGCACCGTCCACTTGCCCTCGCCAAACGGCTCCACCGTGGCCCTAAGCTTCTTCTGCATCGCGCATCCCCCGTATGGCTTTGATGTCCTGATCTATGCAGTGTTTCAGTGACGTTTCCATGGCGTCGTCGGTGACGCCCTCGGCCTTAAGCGCGAAGCCGTAGATGACAAAAAGGTGCGACAAAGCGTTCATCGCCTCGGTGAACGTCAGGTCGTGCGTGTCGCAGTATTCGGTAACAAACTCAGCTAGGGCGTTTGTCAGCCCATTAATCCTATCCATGATCCCTCCATCAGGCGTTGTACAATGGCGCGTTGTGGTTGCCGTGGAAGACGCGCCCGTCTTCAATCTCGGCCAACCGTTCCGGCGCTCTTGTGAGCATACCCACATCGCGCAGGTGTTTCAACCCCATGCTGACGGTGTCAACCAGATCGTCGTGGGCACCACGGGGGAAGGATGAGGTCTGCCGGATAACCATCTCGGCCCAGTCCTTGTTGGGGGCGTAGACCATGCCCTCCGAAAAGATGTGCTGGATGCTATACAGCCTCGCCACCTTGTCTAGGGTCTTGGGGTCGTACATCTGCATCCCAAAGTGCGCGTGGTTGAACACCCTGCGAAGCTCTTGCGCCACGCTGTGCCCGGCGGCCTTGTTTTCGATCAACAGCAGGTCCACCTTCATCCGGGTGCAGATTTCCTCGACCTTGACCACCAGATCGCCGATGTCCAGATGATCCTGCCATGCGTACATCAGCATGACCTTGGCGGTTGCGCCCAGCGCCTCGGATTGGGTTGCAGAAGCCCCGTCAATTGTGCGCCCGTACCGATCCACCATGCGCGTAGATGCCTGTTCCCCGGATGCGCTGAACACCCCCCAGATCGTCAGGGCCGATGGGTCGTTCTCGGCCTTGGTGGTGTAGGCGGTGTCCAGTGATGCCACGATGAATTCGATGGGCGGGTATTCGCCCTTGTCCCACAGCTTCCACCACGCATCCTTGATGATCCCGCCGCCACGGGGTTCTGGGCTTTGCGCGTATTGCCCGGCGGTTGCATACGGCCCCATGGCGGCTTCGTCGCGATCCACCACATGCTCCGGGAAGCGGTCGGGGAACAGCAGTTCGCCGTCGATCTCGCGGGGGTCGGCATAGCCCAAGCGGGTCACGCAGGCACGGGCCGGGTCAAAGCGCATGGGCAGCATGATGTGGTCGTAACCCATGTCTTTGTCGAGGATCACGCCGGACACGTCGCGCTCGTGCAGGCGCTGCATCACCACCACAATGGCGCTTTCGTCAGGGTTGTTCAGGCGGCTGGTGACGGCTTCCTTGAACAACGTGACCACACCCTCACGCTTGGCGTCGCTGTTGGCATCGTCCACGCTCAAGGGGTCGTCGATGATCACCCGGTCGCCACGATAACCCGTGATCCCGGTAAACGCGCAAGCCTGCCGCGATCCCGTGGCCGTGGTTTCAAACTTGGCTTTGGCGTTCTGGTCGCCCGTGATGGTAACCCGGTCGCCCCAGTGGCCTTGGTACCATTCGTCGGTCACCAAGCGCCGCATCCGCAAGCTGTCCCGGATCGCCAGTTCCAAACTGTGCGACGCGCAGACGTAGCGCATGTTCGGCTTATTCCTCGGCCCCCATTCCCACGCTGGCCAGAAAACGCCGATCAACAGGGATTTCATGGTGCCCGGCGGCACGTTAACCAAGAGGCGGTTGTAATACGTCCCGTCGTCATTCAGGTCGCCATCGGTGATCGCCTCCAAGTGGGCGCAGATGAAGTCGATATGCCAGCCGTGGGCGTAAGGTTGGCCGGGTTCGATCACAGGCCATGCCGCCTTTACAAATTCGGCCAGCGACATCTCGCACTTGCGCTTTTCAATGGCCTTCAAGGTGCCCGTGCGGTCAACCGGGCGCGGCAGGGTGATCACGCCCATAGCAGTTCCACCAGCCCCATCTCATCAAACACGCCGCAGCACATGCGCTTGGGTCCTGCATCTAGGCAGACACGGTTGTGCCCCTCGAACACCCCGGGCGTGTGGCCATGCACCACCATCTTGCCACGGTAGCCGTCGTCATAGCCCTCGGGATAACGATACCATTGGGTGTAGGCTTCGGGCTGGTCTGGTAAATCGTACGATGGATGTACGCCAGCGTGTACATACACCCGGTGATCATCCTCATGCCACCGGGGTAGGTCGCGAAACCATCGGGCGTCGCTGTCAAGCGCATCGGCGTCCAGATCGCCCGTCAGCGGGTGCCGATAGGACAGGATCGTGCTGGCACCACCGTTGTCCAGCCATAGGCGGTTGAAGTCGCACAGCATGTCCTCATGGTTTCCGCGCAGGCAGATCGCGCCGGGGATCGAACGCACAAGTGCTACGACCTCCCGGCTCTCGCTGCCGCGATCCACATAGTCGCCGAGGAACACAAGCTGGCCGTCGTCAGGCACCTGCGCCAATAGCCGTTTCAGTGGATCAAGCCTGCCATGCACATCGGTGATGACGTAAACCTTACCCATTGCCCAAGGCCGCCTCTAGGGCGTCTAGCTGTTCCAATGTCAGGTTCGACACGTCAAGCGTGTGCGTGACCTGCACAGTGCCCGTGTTCTCGACCTCAAGCTTTTCGCCGTACCGCCGGGGACGCCGCTTGCCAGCCGACCACTTGTATGCGTCTATGGCAACCCGGGCCGCGTTGGGGTCTAGGCCGCCGTCTATGACCGACTGGGCAACGTCCGCGATCTTGTCCGCATCGGCGTCGGCCATGTCCTCCCGCGCCTGCGCGTAGCTTGCAGCAAATTCGGGGTTCGCCCTAATCCAGCGCATTACAGTAGGGTAGGACGGAAGCTCTTCGCTTGACTTTAAAAAGGTAACGAGGCCAGTCCCGGATGAGATGGCCTCTAGGATTTGATCCGCGATATCTTGGTCAAACGGTAGCGGTGGACGGCCTGCGGGCATAGGTAGCACCCCTCTAATGGATCGGATACCACCTATATAACACCGCCAGCGCAGAAATGATAGATGGGGGCCGAAGCCCCCACCTGTCAGGCGGGACGGGCGATCTTGGTCTGCTTCACGCCGTCACGTTCACCATGTTCTTTGACGGTGGCTTTTACGGTCAGCGTCTCGCCCTTGTCGCCGAGGCACTTGGTGCCCTTGTAGATCACCACGTTGCCCTGCGCGTCGTTCAGGATGTGCAGGAACGAGGTGCCATACAGGCCTTCCATGGTGTGGATGTGGCGGATGGTGACGGTGAAGTCGCGGCGCTCACCCACGGTGCCGATCCAGTTCGACCCAGCGGCCTCTGCCGACCGCTTGGCTGCAAAGCCTGCCACACGGGCTTCGGCGCGGGTGATCATGCCGATCACGGCACGGGTCTGGGCTTCGGTCAGGCCGCCCCATTCCAGCACGTTGTCGCGCATGGCGGTGTAGAAGTCGCCCAGCGATGCCCTGACCACCGGGTGGTGGGTGTTCGTGTGTTGGAACTCGCCATACTGAAACAGGAACGCATCAATGCGCTTGCCATCGGCGCTGGCGATCCACTTGGCGTGGCGCGTCTTGTTCGCGTTGGCGCGGATGTTGCGTTCGATGGCGGCTTCGTACTTCACTTCGTTTTCGATAAAGGTGCCACGGGTCATGTCAGTCTCCAAGGTGGTTGGTTTCGGTACCCCCTTGATACATCGTACGATCAAGGGGGTCAACAACTATTTTTACTTAGAACGGAATAAAATCGTCGAGGTCATACGCTGCCTTGCGGGTGTTGCGAACGCAGATGCACCATTCGACCTCAACCGGGTGGCGCAGGCTTTCGACCTCGGCCCGCATGGCGTACCATGCGTCCTCGGCTTCCAGTTGGGCGGGGGTGTCGATGCCAGCAACGATGCAGGCCTCTTCATAGCTGTAGCAGGTCACACCATAAACGTCGTACATATCAGTCTCCATGTGGTTGGTTGATCTCAGATCACAACGGCCCCGCAGGGCCGCTGAACTCTGGGGTCAGGCGATCTGGATGACGTTTGCCACGAGCGACCGCTTGTGCTTCTTGCGGTCCGCAAAGGGCTGCCAGACGGGCTGCTGGTTGTCGATCACGCGGGTGCCGCGCACCACGACGTAGTGGCCTGTGACGTTCACGATGTAGGTTGCCTGCTTGTCAGGGCGCTGCTTGTACCACTGGGTCAGGGTCATGGGTTCGCCCAAGCGCCAACCTTCGGCGGGCTTGCGGGTTTCGGTCATCGACAAGCGGGTGTACTGCACCCCATGTGCCGCTAGTCCCTTCTGGAGGGAATACACTGTCAGCCCCTTCACGACGGGCTTGCCAGTAACTTGGAGGCAGGTGTCATAGGCCGCGTCATAGGTGATGCCAGCAACGGCGGCGAGGGCGTAAGGGCCGCACCATGAGCAGAAGCGGGTGGCCGAGCGGGCGGGGGCGTGGGCGAACTTGGTCATGTTAGTCTCCGTGGTTGGTTTCGACATACTATTAATACATCGTACGAATCACCCCGTCAACAACTATTTTTAATAAAAAAAAGACCCCCACCGTTTCGGGCAGGGGCAGTTGGGCGGTTACGCCAAGCAGAGAGTGCGGTCACCATAGCATCAAAACGGGATTTCGCAATCCTTGTACCATGTGCCCGCCCAGTTAATCGGGGGGCGGGGCTGGGCTGCCACTTCCAACAGCCCCACCCACCGCATGAACGCCTTCAGGTCGGCGGGGATCATACCTTCCACCCTTGAGATGCCGCAATCCCCTTGATGGCCGCGACAACTGCACGGGCCTGCATTGCGCTTTGGATCACAATATCCTTCTGACCGTCAACGTTTAAGTAAATTATATCGCCGCCTCGAATTACGGAGATGCAGCCCTCCTGCATTCCGTCTTCCGAAACTGTTGCAGCGCCAATCAGAGCCAAGCTGTCCTTCATCTCACACCTCCCCTTCCATGTGTTCCTGACAGTCGCCGCACATCAGGTTGGCCCCAGCCTTGGCCCACGCCTTGAACCCGCAGGATGGGCAGGTGTGCTTGACCTTGGACAGGTCGCGCTTCTTCTCGGCCTTGGCGCGGGGCTGGGTGAAGTAGGGGATATCGAAATCTGGCCCAAGACCCTCGAAAGCCACCTCGAACGGGCCGCCTTCGTCGATCATGTGCGTGACCTTGCGGCCCGTCATCTTGCCGCCCTCGACCCCGGTGTCTGTGGGGGTCAGGCCGACCGCCATCATCATCCGCGCCCATTCCATGTTGTGGTGGCCGCCCTTGGACGGGGTGCCATATTCTTGCTGTTCGAGGTGCGCCATCTCATGCACCAGTGTCCCCAGCACGGCCCGGATGTCGCGGTCCATCGTGTTCGGGTTCAGGGCGATCTCGTGGGTCCGGTCGCCGTCGCGGTGTTTGAATTGCTCGGCATGGAAATAGCCGTGGGCACCAGTGCGGCGGGTCAGGGTGAACATGACCGGGGGCAGGCGCTTGCCGAACAGTTCGGCGTTGAAGTGCCCGAACGCTGTTTCCAACGCGGTGTACGTCTCGGTCGTGGGGGTCTGGTAGTTTTTCATGTCAGTCTCCATGTGGTTGGGTTGGTCGATAACCCCGCGTAACGTACGACGCACACGGGGTCAACAACTATTTTTAGTATTCGCGGTGGCTGCGGATGTGCCACTTGTCGATCCAGTCCTCATCGACCAGCATGGTCAGGACGGTTTTCAGCACCTTGGCCAGCCGGACCTCGCCATGGCCCACGAACACGACGTGGGGAAACTCGGGCCGGAAGTCATCGGGGAACAGCGCATCGGTACGCTTGGCGTACTCGAACGTCAGGCCGTGGTCTTTCTCGCGGAAACAGCCCAGAACCTCGCCCTGATCGGCGCGGCGGTGGGCGTTGATGTAAGGGGCAAATGCCATGATGGCCTCCTGTGGTTGGGTTGGTGAGCCATCTTTACGACAGCCCACCGTACGATGCAACCACTATTTTGTGGCCTTGCGAACAATTTTCTTGGCAGCACGGCGTTGCTTGCGGTTGCCATTTGGGTCGGGGTCAACCTTTTCGGCCAACCTTGAAACCGCCAACCTCCTACCCCCAAGCCCTTTAAGCATTTCCCTCGACCTCCAGCATGGCATCGGCCATGGCCCACGACTGATGCGCGATGTTGTACATGTCGTTGCCACGCGCTTGGATCAGCGCCTGCATGGCCATGCCCGCCAGCCAGAGGCGGTCAGCAGCGCGATCTGCCCCATTGGCAGGGGTTGGGCTAGGCGGTGCCATCTTGACGCTGTAGAGGCCCTCTGGCGCGCCCGCTTCGATGTCGTCTTTCATTTCGTTTTCTCCAATGCCATCAGGCGGTTTTCGTGGTCTAGCATGATCTGGTGCAGACGTAGCCAGTTTTGGTGGTTGTCGCCCCGTTCCATGCCAAGCTCTTGCTGGATTGCCAGTTGCTCTTGGAACATCACCTCTTGCTCAGGGGTGCGCTTGTCCGTGATGTAGACGCGCAGCGGTTCGTCCTTACCCAACAGTTTTTTCAGCCAGTTCATGTCTTCTTCTCCTTCGCCAGTTCCGCCAAGATCGCATCCGCCATACTTACCGCGCATAAGACCACGCTTTCGTCCGGATTATATCTTCCGTTCGCTGCCAGCCCAGCCGCAATCGTCCCAGCCAGCCACAAGCGTTTCATCTCGTGGCTGTTTTCTTTCAGCACTTCATCAGACCACAGCATCAAATCCGCTCCATCTTGCACGACAGCACATC